AAGAACTCCGAACTGAACGCCTCCATAGCGAGGGACTTGTTCAGCACACTGGCGTTGTAGACAATAGGATTGACGCCCTTGACACCATCCAGAGTGAGTTCCATGAAGTGCAGCACATCATCGTCGCTGTACACCCCGGAGAGATACGCAAAGTTAGGGTCAGCAATGGTGATCTTGTACCATTTCTTGCCGTTAACAATCTTTACACTGACGAATGACGGGTGTATCTGGTGAAGTTCCACCGGCACCCCGCCTCTGCGTATTATGAGCGCATAGGCATTGCCCCAGCCCTTTAACCAGGTGACAATGCAGCTCCAGAAGGTGAATGAGTTGGTATAGGGGTTAGGAGAACCGTTGATTAGCCTGTATATGCGATGATCCGGGCGCTTTTTAGCGTTTCCGGCCCTGTCATACTCCACTATTGACTTGGGAAGTGACGCGATATTTTCCGAAATTAGTCGGATTCCTGCGTACAAAGTAGTGTTTTTGAGCGCAGAGTCGTTAGATACCGACACGCCATAGTCCAATGCCTGGCTGATTAGGCCGGTGGAGCGTGTCTGAGGTGTGGTGTCTGCAACACTCTTTGACCGAAATATGTTGAAAATATTGGGCATATCCTGCTACATTTGTCGCAAACATAACATAATTTTTGACAAATGTAGTGGACAAATGTCCTTTTTTAAGAGTGGCGGTCTCTGTACTTGCGGAAAGCATCAAAACTGGCGAATCTGGGCTCGCCAAATTCAGCTTCGTACATCTCGTTCAGCTGCTCGTAGACGGTTCTCTGGCTTATGTCCGGATTGAACTGCCTGAGCTCCGAGAGAACCTCCCAGAACGCCTCGACGAAGCCCGACTTGCGCACCATCTTCAATATGATTGCATCTGTCTCCATCAGAAACTCACGTTAACTATTCTAAGGCCGTGGTCAGCGTATACCTCGCCGCTCTTGCCCGATGTCTTGTTAAGCCATCCGCCGATTGCGTCCACCGTGGCCACCACACCGTCTATCTTGTCACGGCTGCGCTTCTTATCCAGCTTGATATTGTCGTTAGGATCGCGGTACACCGCCACGTTTCTGAACATCCATCTGATGACGGGGTTCTGGCAGAAGTTGATCTTGTGCATCATAACCTCAGACTCCAGCCATTTTGTAGGCACGCTCATGTAGCGGATGTCCTGCTTGTACTCCATCAGCCTGCTCTCGTAGGCGCTTCCGAACTTCGGGAGGATGTTCCACATGCCCCAGGGGTCGTATGCTATGACCCTGACGTCGTAATGGTTCATGGTGCGCACCAGCAGACCGACGTACCAGTCCTCGTCAAGCACGTTACCGGGGGCAGCCACCACCCATCCTTCAGACTGCCAAAGGCGATAATCAACACGGTCCTTCAGTTCCTGTATCTTCGCTTCGGGCACCACGAACAGATATTTGACAACACGCTGTCGCGGAAACCAGAAGGCCGCAGCGCAGATGTCGGTCTTCCTAGCGAGGTCGATGCCGACATAACACTCCTCGCCTTCGAGTTGCGAGAAGTCGTATGCCTTGCTGCACGCCTGTATGTGCTCGTCGTCTATCCATACGTCCGGAGCGTTGACCCACATGTTGAGATTCTTCGTCTTGAACGACACCTCGTACGTGCCTCCTCTGATGACGGCTTCGTTGTACGTAGCCCTCATGTAGTCCCAGCTGAGGGACACACCGAGATTCGGATTGACCTTCTTCCAGGTCCTCTCGTCCTCCCAATCATCCTCCTCGTCGGGGCAGTACAGCATGAAGAAGTGGTCATCCTCCATCTTGCGCACACCCATCAGTTCGTCCTTGTACGTCTCAATATCAGTGAAGTACGGATTGCTGGTGTCGATACCAGCGGTGGAGATGCTCAGGACAAACGGCTGCGTCCTGGCGCCCATACCGGTCTTGATGACGTCAAGCATCTCCGTATTGGGCCATGCGTGTCGCTCATCACACACCGCTGCGTGGATGTTCAGACCATCCTTGTTCTTGGTGTCCTTGCTAAGGGGCTTCATCACACCGTGGTTCTTCTTTCCCTCCATCACGTTGCGCGAAGGTTTGATGTCGACGAACTCGCTCAGATCCGACTGCTCCAGCAGGATGCGTGCGGCATCGTAGCACAGCTTCGCCTGCTCCTTGTCAAGAGCGGCGGTGTAGACCTCCGGTCCCGCCTCCCTGTCGGTGAGGAAGAACCAGAGCGCAAAGATGGAAGCGACAAAGGTCTTGCCGTTCTTACGGGGCAGGTAGATGTCAGCGAGTCTGTACTTGCGCCTGCCATCGGAGCGCTTCAATCCGATGCAGTTGGCGAAGACGAACAGCTGCCAGTCCTCCGGTTCGAAGAACTGACCGGCAAGCTCGCCCTTGTAGTGCTTGAATAACCTGCTGAACTTGCAGAAGCGAAGGTACTCCGATTCATCGAACCGCAGATCCGACCTGGAGCAGTCAGCTATCCATCGGTCCACCGCGAGACGTACCATCTTGCAGCAGATGATCTCGCCGCTCAGAACGCCGGATACAAACGCATTCAGTCTTACGATGTCGTTCTCTTTCATCATTGCATGATGCTATCCATCAGTTCTTCGCCCTTCGTCTTCTTATTCTTGCCTTCCTTGATGCGCTGGCGACCGAGCGGTGTGATGCCCAGCTTCAGCGCTGTGTTCTCAGCGGCGGTCTGCGCCTTCTGCATCACGCCGATGGCCGGATTTTCTTTGTACTTCGTACAGCCTCGGTCCTGAAACTCCACGACGATGCCGAGTTTGTAAATATCCTTCGACGCTGTCCGGGCCAGCACCACGTTCCTGGCGTAGCTCGCCAGCACCGGAGTGTCACAGAAGTTAAACACGCCGCGCTCGTCCAACATTTTGACGGCGCTCATAAATATCGGGCGCTCGGACGTCGACAGCGACCTGTAGTCGACTCCGTCACGCAATTTTTTCATATCTTCCTTTGTCATAATTCTTTGGGGTTCGACCCCGGTTTTTGATTTTGGTTCGCTCGAGACCGGCGGATTGGTCTTTAGGCGTTGGCTCTCAGAGATTTACACCCCCTACCCTCGGTCTTGATGTTCGCGCTTGTATTGTTGTATTGATGCTCTGTCTCTTTCTCCCTTCAGCATATTGCACCTGCGGCAGAGCGATTGCAGGTTGCTTTCATCGTAGAAGTCCTTGCATATGGGCCAAGGTATTATGTGGTCGACGCATTCAGCGGCTGCCACCCTTCCTTCCTTCTGACACATCGCACACAGCGGATGCGCCTGACGAAAGCGCTTGGACAACTTGGTCCATCGTGGGCTGTGGTAGTGCTGGTCCGACCTGACTCTGTCGTATTGACCGGAGCCGCGCTCGGTTCTGCTCTTTGAATCCCAAACCAGCTTCATCGCTTCTCCTCGATTAGTTTCATCTCGGCGATCCATCCGATGTCACTGATGAAGTCACGTATTCTTCTGGAGTATTGACTGTCGCCGTTGACTACGCGTACGAACTCGTCAGCAATGAACTCAGCATCATAGATACCTGCTGCCTTCATCTCATCGATTACGCCACGCTTGCCGTTATACTTTCTTATCAGGTCGTTGGTTCGACCCATTGTGTCCAGCGCTTCCTTGAAGGCTGCCACTACCTTGACTCTATCCATGGTGGTCAAGGTAAGAATGTTCATTGGTACGTTAGTGGTCATTTGTCCTATCTTTTAACTCTTTTATTCTTCGCAGCAGTGCCGCTTGTGTATTGTCCTTGTTCCTCAGCGACTGCATCACCGCCTCGTCCATCGTGTCCTTGCAGGTCAGATGGTAGAGAATGACAGGCTTCGTCTGTCCCTGGCGATAGAGTCTTGCGTTGGCCTGTTGGTACAGCTCGAGGTTCCATGTGGGTGAGTACCACACTATGATGTGTCCTCCCTGCTGCATGTTCAGACCATAGGCCACTGATGCAGGGTGCGCCAGCATGACCTTTATCTTGCCCTCATTCCATCGCTTCAGAATGTCGGGTTCTCCCTTGAAGCACTCAGAACCTTTTATGCTGCTCAGTATTCTGGACTTCTCATGCTTGAAGTTGTAATACACCAGCACCGGTTCATTGGTCTGCTCCAGCAGTTCTTTGAGTGCTTCCAGTTTAGTGCTTCCGATGTCGTGCCATTCGTGCTCGTCATCGTACACCGCTCCGGACGCAAATTGCAGCAGCTTGCTTGTCAGTGCCACCGCAGTGACCGCGGCAATCTCAGCTCCGTCCTCCAGGTCCATAACGCAGTCCTGTTCGAACTTCTTGTATGCAGCGGACTCTTCATCACTCATTCGCAGGTCCATTCCTCCGTCGAGCAGTGCCGGCATCTCCAGGTAGTCCGATGCCTGCATTGATATGCTGATGTCGGAGATTCGGTCGGTGATGGCTTCTTTTGCCCCCTTGTTGGGAACGTACTCGTACACTATGGCACCGGAGTGCGCACCCGGATGAAAATATGTCTCACGATAATTGCTGATGAACTTGCCGAGACGCTCCCCGAGGTCCAGCAGTCTGAACTGCGCCCAGAGGTCCATCAGTCCGTTAGGCGCTGGCGTGCCGGTGAGGAGGATGAGACGTCTCATCTGTGGTCTTACCTTCAGCAGGTATTTCCACCTCTTCGACGTATGGCTCTTGAAGCTGCTGCTCTCGTCGATGACGACGCAATCGAAGGGCCATTGCGGCAGTTCTTCCACCAGCCACTGCACGTTCTCACGATTGATGACATAGAGGTCGGCATCGGCAGCAAGTGCTTTCCTGCGCTTGGCCGCAGGGCCCATGATGATGGAGAGGCGAAGGTGGTTGGTATGGTCCCACTTCGTAGACTCGTCCGACCATGTGTTGAGAGCGACGGACTTCGGTGCGATGACCAGCACCTTGTCTATGGCGACATCCTCGAACATCAGTTGGTCGAGGGCGGTCAGTGTGGAGACGGTCTTGCCGAGTCCCATGTCAAGGAACACCGCGCAATACGGATGCTCCTTGATGAACTCTATGGTTCTCTCCTGGTACTTATGAGGGTTGAATATCATTCGTCGATATCCTCCTGCTCCGCCCTCTGGAACCTTGCAATTCTCTGGTCCATCTTGGACAGAAAATATCGAAGGTCCTCCATGCTGCTGATCACCCAGCAGTGGTGTCGCATATCGGTCAGTTTTCTCATAGCCCGAAGCTGCAGGGCGCTGAGCCTTCCGTCGCTGGACTTGAGTTCAACGAAGCAGCTCGTCGCATAAGGCAGC